GCAAGGGCTACAGCGACCCATACGAGCTTGCTGGCGGTGCGGTGGCGTATTGGCTGGACTGTGTGTGCCACGCCTGCAACGGCCGTGGACGTGAGCTGATGCCGAATGCCAGTCGTCCGACGCTGGGCAATATCTGCCGGGCATGCGGAGGAAACGGAAGGCGCCGCCCGCCTGCTGGTGAAGCGGGGAAGGATGTACTGAGGCTGATGGATGAATCGGTCGAGCGTGCGCGGTGGTCGATAAAAAAGAGGTTGCGCAACATTGCGTAACTGCTATAATCTCCGCGCCGATGGCACTGGCGCCGAAAATGGGTCAGTCGTCCGGCAAAATTCTGTAGCGCGCACCGTAGCCGGTTGATTGCCGATGCTGCGGGAAGGTAGGCCGATGGGTCAGTGCGCGTATAAGAATTTGAAGGCTCCACCGTGAAAGCGCTGGGGCCTTTTTCATTGGCGCTCCGGGCCATTAACACGGGCAACCTGCTGAGCCGCACGGATCAAAGAGGCAGGCGACCATAGGCGAACCTATGGCAGCTAACTGGCAAGACGGCTGGCCGTAACCCACGTAAAACGGCAAAACGGGCTCTAGGACAATGACGCCGGGTAACCGGATAGGCGACTGGCCCCCGTAAGGGGTTCCCGATAGATCTAACGTGGTGCTGAACAAGACGACCCCAAACCTGTTTTGACAGGTTCCCCGTCAGGATAAACGGTAGGGCAATGGGTCTGACACGTAGGGCGCCCCTCTAGGGGTCAAAGTCCTACGTCTTGCCTGTTGTCCTACTCGATAGTTTAGGCCTATCGGCTTGTAGCTTTTAAGTAAGTCCGTCTTGCCAGTCGGGCTGATAGGCCGCCTTATTTCCAGTTTGCCGGGTGCCGCCGATCCACCATCGCTGTCACCTAAACCGCTGCGGCGTGTCACCCGGCAACCCAAAGGGAAGATCACCTGAGTTAGGCGGCAACCACACGAAGGAGAAGAAACATGCACTGCCCGGAACACAAAGTATTTGGAAGCCGACTGGTGTGCGTGTGGATGTACTGGCGCGACGTTCCGCGCGAGACGATCCCGCTACGCGTGTGGCTGAACCCACTGAACTATGAGGTCAGCTTGTTCACATGGACGTGGAGTCACCGTAGGCGACGCCTAGTCACCATCAACCCAAGTGGGCAATGGGTCCGCAACCGCGTTTGGAGGCTTAAGCAGGCCGTGAAGCGTGCGATTGCCGCCTAACATGGGAATCACGCAAGAGCAAACGGAAGCGTTCTTGGTTGAGCTTGCAGCGCTGACTTTGAAGCACGGCATTCAAATTGACGGATGCGGATGCTGTGGCAGTCCGTTTCTTGGTCTCACCGACGCCAAAGATGGCGCATACGAACATCGTAACGGGTCTGACGTGTTTTGGACTCCGTCCGAAACAAACCCCGCGCCACCCGGGGCCGGCGCTTGAGTGGCTTGATAGCGCTGGGCATTCTCCCCGCAAGCTGTTGCGGACAAGCTGGCACACACGCGAACGGCAGCGCCCCTCCCATGTGGGAAGACCGAAAGGGGAGCATGACAAAGCGAATCACCGGAAGACGCTTGCAGCGCATTCGCAAGCAAGTCTTTGGCGAGCAGCCAATATGCGTAGCTTGCAAGGCCAAGGGTAGAGTCACCGTCGCAACTCAGGTGGATCACATCGTGGCACTGGTCAACGGCGGCGAAGACGACCACAGCAACAGGCAGGCGCTGTGTGAAGAGTGCCACAAGGCGAAGACGCGGCGGGACTTGGGGCAGAGAGAGCGCGTGACGTTCGACGCTGACGGCCGAGTGGTGTGGTGACCGGGAAGTGGCGCGATGCCCCCCATACCCCGGTTCATTCTTCAGGCCGTTTGGCCCGGAAACCGCCCTGTCTCCTCGATTCACACACCCGCGAAATTGAAACAGGGGGTCAAATCCCCGAGGAACACATGAAAACGCACCCGGTCATCGTCAGCCGCAAGGTGGACGATTTGATCCCCTACGTCCGGAACAGCCGCACGCACTCGGATGCCCAAGTAGCGCAGATCGCGGCATCCATCCGCGAGTTCGGATGGACAAACCCCGTGCTGGTGGACGGCGAGAACGGCATCATCGCCGGGCATGGCCGCGTGCTGGCCGCCCGCAAGTTGGGCATGGATGAAGTGCCCTGTATTGAGCTGGCCGGGCTGACCGATACGCAGCGCCGGGCCTACATCATTGCCGACAACCGGACGGCAGAGCTGGCAGGCTGGGACGATGAGCTGCTGGCGATTGAGTTTTCCGAGCTGGCCGACGCCGGATTTGACAACCTGCTGACCGGCTTCACGCAAGACGAAATCGACGCGCTGGTGGACTGCGACAGCGAACCAGACGCAATAGCGCAAGAGCCTGAGCCAGAAGACGCGCCGGCAATTGCAGGAAATGGTGACGTATGGAGGCTGGGGCGACACATATTGGTGTGCGGCGACAGCTCGGATTCCAGCGCGGTCGATGCAGCGCTACGTGGAGAGCATCCTGACCTGTTGATCTACGATCCGCCCTACGATATAGAGGAAGCGTGGACGTGGCCCTATAGCGCGCCAAAAGCGCTAGTATTCAGCGACTTCAAGCACATGAAGCAGGCTATGTCAGTGTGCGCGATGTGGGATCATGTTTATCAGTTTGTGTGGGACTGTTGTACGTCTTGGTACACGCCAAACAGGCCGCTCGCCAGACATAAATCGGCGATGTTTTGCAGCAATGATCCTGCGTGGAAATTCGACGATGCCGTTTACCGCGACGGCAAAGAGCGAAAAGCCAAGACTGTCAGCAACGCCCGCGGTGAAATGGATTACATGCCATTGGCAGACGGGTATGTGCATTTACAGACTGTGTATCAGGAGCCGAACACCAAGCAGGACAGTTCGCATGCTCACGCAAAACCACTGAACTGGCTTGGCGCGCTCATGCGCGGTGCGGGAGGCTCAGTCGCGCTAGACATGTTTGGAGGATCCGGCGCAACCATTATTGCGGCCCCAGCATCGATGTCGGTTCGGTGCATCGAGCTGGAGCCTCGCAGTTGCGACAGGATTATTGCCCGATGGGAGTCCGCTACAGGAGATCGCGCTGAGCGATTGGCCACTGTTTGATATGCGCGCCATCAACGAGTGAGCCGCCTTTTCCGATGGGGTCTGCCACCTTGGCCTCTGCGTGCGATTTTCCGCGCTCAACAACTAGCGGGTTGTTTTGGTAGTGACCCCACTGCTTGTGAAACAATGGGACATCGTACAGCTCGCACCAGTCTGCAATATCACGAGCCCACTGGGGATTGCAGGGCCTACAGCGAGGGCCACTCTCGCCGCCTGTGATTGCCCAGTGCATCCCGGTTAGATCTATATCACCTACGGATCCAATGAGAGGCTCGAACGATACGAATCGCACGGCTGCAGAGATGTTGCGCAGCGTATCAATTCTGTGTGCAGTTTTGTCATTCTCGACGGTAACGCCTATCCATGCGTTGTTCGGAAATGACTCTCCTGTGCGCAAAAGAAAAGGCCCGATGTTTTCGGGCCTTTTGGTGAGCATCTGGAATGTATGTTGCGGACATCTCCGCATGATTGCGAGCGCCTCCAATCGCCAACTGTCGTCCGCGTTTTCGTGGAAGAAGTCACTCATTGAATTGACGAATATCATGGCCGATCCATGGATGGTTAGCGGTTTATTCATTGCGCGGTCGCTGGAGCGGTTGAGTTTTCCAGTCCACACAGCATGGCCGTTGACGTGGTGAGTGACACCTTGGTAGTGCGGGATAGTGCCAAACGCCTGAATTCGATTCGCTTGCTTCATGGCGTAGCAATTAGTGCAACCTGCCGTATGGATGGAGCATCCGACAAACGGATTCCATGTGTGCTCAGTCCACTCTATGTTGGTGGATCTGCGTTTGTTGTCTTGCATGGCACTCTCCGTATAGTGGTAGTTGATTGATGCTCTAATTGGAACCTTGTGGCGTATGGAAAGCAAGGGTGTAAATAAAGTGTTTCAAAGTCGCCAGCCTGGCGGGAGGCGTCGCTGGCAGGAGTTCACCGGCAAGCAGGCCACGCACGCAGCCACAGGCGCTACGTTCGCAGAGGTCGAGGCCGACAGCACGCTGGCGGTTGCTGAGGACGTATGACAGCCGGTAGAAAGCCAACGCCCACCGCCTTAAAACTGGTGAAGGGCAACCCCGGCAAACGCGCCGTCAACAAGGCCGAGGCCGTTGTCGCGCTTTCCGAGCCAACGCCGCCCGCCTTCCTGTGCGACGACGCAAAGGTTGAATGGGGCCGGGTGTGCAGCGCGCTTTACGCCGCTGGCCTGATGACCGAGCTAGACCGGGCTGCGCTTGCCGCCTATTGCGCCGCCTACGGGCGCTGGGCACAGGCCGAGCGGGCCATCAATAGGATGGCCGCCAAAGATGAATTGAACGCCGCGCTGATGATTAAAACCGTCAGCGGCAATGCCATACAAAACCCGCTCGTCGGGATCGCAAACAAGGCCAAGGCCGACATGGTGC